CGCCAGAGGAACGCCGCCCCTTCACCCACGGTGCCAGCCGCCAAGGCCCAGAGCCCGCCTTCCTGGGCGGTGCCATCCGCGGGTCCGCGGGTGATTTCTCCTTGCAGCGTGAAGGCGTCGTCCGCCAACCCGGTACCCCAGCGGGCCCAGACGCGGCTCGCGATGTTGACAGATGTCGCTCCCGACGTGCCCTCCAGCAACCAGGCATCCGTGGTACTCGTGACCCAGGAGCCGCCGCCACTATCGGGCGTATGGTTCTGGAGTGGCATGTTGGTCGATTCGGTGAAGGTGTCGCTCGCCAGCGCCGTCTCACTGACTCGGCGCTGGCGGACCACTCCATAGCGACCCTCCACGGCCGCCGTCATAGGTTAGGTGCTGGTACTCTCGGTCAGCGCTCCGGTCCCCTGGATCGTGACGTTGGTCAGGAACGCATCGTTGGTATTCCCGCCGATGTCGTAGTCCTCGACGTAGCCGGTCCCCGCCCAGGAATAGGTCCCTGAAGCCGCAGTCGATGGCTGGAACAGGAACGCCACGCTGGCGGCCGAACTGAGCGCGTTCCGGAGCTTGTACTGCGTGGCTGAGGTCGTCGGGACATAGAGCGCTTCCGCCGTCCCGCTCCAGCTAGCGGTCCCGGGAAGCAGTTCTCGCCAGCCCGAGGAATCGTTCGAGGTGGCATCGATGCTGTCGCGGTGCACCCGGAGCTGGACGTTGCGGAGCTCGGCAATCGCGTCCGATCCCCCTGCGGAGGCCCCCGTACTGAGGGCGATCAACCCTGAGCGTGCAGCAATCGAACCAGTCGCCATACCAACTCCTTACGTGGTCCGGCTCCGGAGTGCCAGGAAGTTCTGGCCCAGTAGCGGCCGGCCTTCGTCATCGAATGCCAAGGCAATCGCATCGGTGAGCGCGTAGATCGCCGCATAGTAGCGGCCATTGATGGTCGTACTGGCGAATCCGTGGAGCACATCGCAACAGCCTTGGAGCTTATCCCGGCCGGTCGAGTAGGCATTGCTATCCGTATCCGTCCGACTGGAGCGCACCCGAATCTGGAACGTGGGCCGGTTGAGATCTGACCGCACTTCGGGCGCATAGCCGCCGGTCTCGAAGATGGTGATGCACTTATCGGGGTCGGGCGGCATGAAACTCTTCGTGACCAGCCACCCAGTATCGGTGACCTGGGTCGTGCCAGCCGCGCCGGCCACGCTCTGGCTGGTGAATCGGGATTCGATGTCATCAAGCAGCCCCATGGCCTACGATCCGTTCAAACGACCGCCAGAGATGTGTTCCGAGCCGGGACGCTACCCCACCGCTCCGTTGTTGAACGGCGGTTTCGAGGAACTTGGCCTGGCCCACGGGATGGTGTACCTCTACCCGTTCATGGACCCAGACGGCATAGCCCACGTCCTCCGGATTGCTCTGGCCGGCGTGATTCCCGGAGCCTGCGGGACCGCCAAATCCCATGACAATGCTCACGACCGGGCCATCGATGACCGGCAACGCGACGTGGCCCGAGGCCCGGAGATTCCCCGTATCCACCGGCGTCAAGACCTTGGCATCCGTCATCGTCGCCTCGGCTTCCTGATAGAGCGCCGTAGCAACCGCCTTCGGCGCCTCAAGCCCCAAGGCGCGGAGCGCTCTCTGGATCTCCTTGGTACCGGAGACCTCCACCGTGGACAGGACAGCCGTCACCGATCTAGGCACAGTGCACCACCGCTAGGTAGTTCTGGGTCGATTCGGGATCGATCCAGCGTTCGATGCTCAAGGGCCGCGGGAGATTGGTCGAACTGGAACTGTCCGACAGGATAAACCGATCCTTGACGCTGGGGCTCGGCACGCTGCCACCGCTAGTCGTCTGGCCCAAGAAAATCGCCAAGGTTGCCACCGCTTCCGTGCCATCGGCGGCCATCACCTTATGCTCCCCCCGTTCCAGGTAGGCGCGGTAGACCGTGGCACCGCTGCTGCTCGCATAGGCCTGGTTGCCATAGGCGCCGACCGTCGAGAAGGTCTGGAGCGTCACCGTATCCCGGAAGAAGTCGAGCGCCCATTCGTATTCCCAGGGCATCAGTCATCCGTCGATCCCCGGCCGATGCCGGTCCCGGGGATATCATCCCAGCCCTTCACGAAGAGCGGCCGGACCCGATCGCTATCATCCTCGATGGCGTCCTTGTCGCTCTCCGAGATCCCGCCGACGTAGGGCGTGATGCCGCTGTAGACGGCCGCCTGGGCCCGCAACGAGGCTGCCTGTTCCCGATAGCCCTTGGCGAGAAATCGATCTCTTCGTCAGTGAGTTGCTGGTCGTTGGTATCCGTATCCCCGGTGAGGGAACGGACCTTGGCGAGATCGGTGGAGAGATCGGTGGAGCTGTAGGTCCACGTCATCGATCACCATGCGGATGCCAGCAGACCCACCGTGACGCTCGACGGGTTGCCGCCAGTGGACATCGTGGTCGTCCGGGCACGCACCCAGCTCACGGGGATAGCCGTGGTGTTGTAGCCGATCTGGGTCGTATTATCAATCGTCGCGAGCAGCACAATCAGCGCGGCAGTCGAACCCGACGAACTCGCACCGTGCAACTGGATCGTCCCGGTGGTACCCGAAGAGAACACGCCGGTCACGCTGAACCGGGTAAACGGGGCACCGAGAAAGGTCCAGGCCCCATCGGTGCTCGCGGTGCTGAGACTGGCGATGGTGCCGAAATCGTAGTTGGCAACCTGGCGACGGGGCATCGATTAGGTCGAGCTGGACGTGACGATGTTCCCGCCATGACGTCGGCTGATGATCCATTGGGCGGTGGTCAGCGCCAGGAACGTGATCGCCGCCTGACCATTGATCGCGGCCACCCGGCCCCCCGAACTGCCCGAAGACGTGTAGAATAGGACGCTCGTCGTATCCGGAATGACGTAATGGGTCGAGGCGGTCGTTCCCCCACTGAGGAAATCAATCTCCATGCCCACCGTAGCAGGCGGATCGAGGCGGTAGTAGCCGCCATCGCTGGTCGTGATCAGGATTTGGCGCGACCCGAGAACCAGATCCGTCCCGGTGCTGGGCCCGGTCGTCAGCGGCCAATCAATGCCAGAACTCAGATTGAGCGTCCCGGTGACCGTGAGTCCGCTCGATGTGGCGATGGCGCCGGGACCATCCAGCAGCGTTGGCCCACGAGCCGTCACCGCCCGGGGGAACCATTGACGAGATGGCATCGTTTACTCCTTCATCTTGCGGGGCCGGCCTCGCTTGCGCTTGACTGGCTGGCCCGTGGTTTCCGTAGCCGTGGTGTTGATGCGTGTCCCGCCATCCCCCGTGGTTCGGCTCTGGAGCTTCCGATCAATGCCACCCGGGTCCTGAATGGTGACGATCTCTCCCGTCTTGCGGTCTACCTGCTGAAGCGTGCGCGGCGCCCGCAAGACCACCTTCGCCCGCCCGGGCGTCGGCATCGGCTCAGGACTTCCGGTCTGGGTGTTGATCTGCACACTCAAGGGGTCACGCACGAAGCCCGTGTTGATCATCGAGCGCCGGGATCGGGCCGGTGCCCGATCCCAATCCGCCCGGGGCAGGAACTCGGCAGCATGAAACTCCCGCATCTCCTGGCGCGTCCCATCCGCGCTCGCCACCGGAAACTTGAACTGGCGCATGACCAGCAGCGCCTCCCGATGTTCAGGCATCAGGACACCGCGCTGATGAAGGCTTCACCCAAGAGTGTCGAGGTCAGCACGAACTGCACCCAGATCTCGGTCTCCACGCGCTCCGATTCGACGCTCTCCGGCAGCCGGTACTTCTTGGTCGCCACCCCGAATTCGTTCCCCGCCCCCGCCTCGGGCCAGACGAAGGTCTGGAACGCGGTGGGGGTCATGAGCCCCTGGGTCGGCGAGACGTAGGCCAGTAGGGCGTTAGTCTGCCCCGCAATGAAGTCCATGGAGCGGGCGACGCCTTCCAACGCTGTGTTGCGGGTGGCTCCGCAGACGACCACGCGATCCAGATCCAGGGCTGCCGCGATCAGATCCGTAGTGACGATCCCGCGCTGGGTGTACTTGATCCGGTCCAACAGGTCTGGGTGGTTCTTCAGTCCATCGGAATAGGTCTGCGCGCCCAGGTAGAGGGCGTTGGGGCGCCGCCCCGTGTTCTCCTGCATCACCAACGCCCGGGCTTCCATGTCCGAAATCGGGTCGGATGTCGCCACATCCCACAGCGTGGCTGGAGTGGTTGAAGCGTTCCAGTCATCGATGTCGTGGTGGATGGCCCAGCGATCCGTGGTCACTGTGGCAGTCGTCACCGCGTACCCGGACCCAACCGATTCGGTCCCCGGCGCCCGACGCTGGGCCTCGGTGCCGAACCAGAAGTCTTGATCGTAGGTCCGGTAGACGTCAGAGCGGTGCGTGAGGCGCACTGGCCGCGTCGAGTTCCAGGCGTACCCCTGGGATTGCCAGACGGCCAACGAAAAGTTGGTCAGCGGCTGGTTGACGTGGACCGAACTGATATAGGGCTGTGGCATAGTCCGTTACTCCGTTTCCATGGTCCGCGTCAGGTGGTGCGCTGGTTAAGTGATTGAATGAAGACACCAGCGATGATTGCGGTCGTGTCTGCCGCGACCGCTTCCAAGGCGTACCCCACCGGGTAGTAGCCCGAGGAGGTCGCCGTATGCACCGTACCCGCTCCGCCAGAATAGAGGATCGTGTTGACCGCGATGGCGGCATGGGTGGTACTGACCCGGAACTTGGTCAGGCCCCCAATCACGACCCGGCAGGCCGACCCCGAGGTTTCCGCTCCGAGATCGTCCAGGACACCGTTGCAGAACTCGCCCTGGGTATCGCTGATTCGGATATCGCCGGGTGCGGCGTTCGTGGTCGTGGAGAACTTGACCAGGCAGTACTGGTCCGTCGAGGCGAAACTCGTGCTTGCCTGGACGAAGCCGATGGCGGACTGTGGGTCCTGATAGGCCATTACCGCACCCTCCGGGCGCCGGCCTTCGACGCCTCTTCCTGTTCATGCTGGTGATAGAAGGCCTTCCCCTCATCGGTATCGCAGACCTTGGCGAAGGCCTGGGCGAAGGTCATCTTGCCATCCTTCTGCACCAGCTCATTGGCCTTGGCGTTGAGCTTGTCCAAGGCGGACCCCACGGCCGGCCGCGCGGCCCCGATCTCCTGGAACAGCGCCGAGTCCTGGGCGATCTTCACCGCCCCTCGGAGCATGGCTTCCACCTTCTGCTGCTCCTCCGGGGTCCAGACCCCGTAGGCTTTCCGCAGGATCGGGCCCAGGTCGTCAGGGTTGGCGCCAGGCAGATCCTTGAATTCCTGCGCCTTGGCGATGAAGACTTCCCGCTGGCGC